CCAGGACGTCGACGCCACGGTGGCGCCCACTGGCGGCCACGCGACGATGGCGTTCGCGGCCCTCGATGCCACGGTCGACATCAGCAGCTCGGCGACGAACGCCGCGGCCGAGCTGGCGACCGTTGCCTTCGCCGCCAACGACACTGACGCGGCGGTCAATCCATCAGCCGGCGTGGCGGGGATCACCCTCTCCTCGAACACGCCGGCCCCCTCCGTCAATCCCAGCGCCGGCCTGGCGACCGTCGCCTTCTCCGCCCTCAACGCTACTGTCGACACGGCGTCGGTCACCAATGCGGCTGCGGGTCATGCCACCGTCGCCCTGGCCGCGAACGGCACCGATGCGACGGTTGCCCCGTCTGCCGGGTCAGCGGTCATCGTGGTGGCGGCCAACGCGCCGTCGGCGTCGGTGTCACCGTCCGCTGGCTCGGCAACGGTGGCCTTCGCGGCGAACGCCGCCACCGCCTCAACCTCGAAGGACGCGGCCGCCGGTCATGCGGCCGTCGTCCTCACCGCCAACGGATCGACGACGACCGTCGCCCCGACTGCCGCCCACCCCACCGTCGCGTTCGCGGCGTATGACGGAGGGGCGTCAGGACGAACGGACTCGGGCGGCATCCCGCCGGGCTTCGGTGCGGACCTGGCCGTCCCGACCGGATCAGCTGATAGCCACCCGCCGACTGGCTCGGCCACCGCTTCACCGCCTAGCGGCTCGGCGTCTCACTCCGTGCCGACTGGCTCGGCGACTCACGACATACCGGAGAGCTGATGAGCAACACCGTCAGGGTCTACGTCGAGAACAGCGACGAGGTCCTAGCCACCAACCACTCCGGGGCTGGCGCCGTCGTCCAGATCCAGTCGGCGACCACCGAGGACGGCGCATTCGGCGACATCGGCACCGTCGCTGTCGTCAGCCAGGTCCGCGCCTACTCCTTCGCTGATGCGGCCGGCGACGAGTCGACGTGGTACCGATATCGGTTCGAGACGTCAGGCGGGGTCAGCACCTCTTCCTGGCTTGCTCCGTTCCAGGTCGGGAAGGTCGGCTACTGCGACCTCAACGACGTGAAGCAGCGGCTCGACCGCCTGACCGGGACGGCGGACGACGAGCTCTTCGCCGAGTACATCGACGAGGCCACCGACTACATCAACGGCCACATCGGCCGCTCCCTCATTGACACCGGAACCGTCTATACCTTCGACGGGTACTCCGCCACGCATGGCGGGACGTGCCTGCTCGTTCCCAGGGGTGTTCGCTCCCTCAGTCTCGTAGAGACTTCCGCGACCACTGGTGGCAGCTTCACCACTGTCACCTCGACCGACTACCTGTTGCGCCCGACGACGCAAGATAGATCCCCTGGATGGCCCGCCACGGAACTGTGGCTGGTGGACAACGCCACCAGCCTGCACACGTTCCCTCGCGGGTACGCCAACGTCCGGCTGACCGGCACGTTCGGCTTCTCCCCGATTCCTCGTCGGATCGAGGAGGTCGCGCTGAACCTCGTGGTTCGGATGTACGCCAGCCGACAGGCTGGCCAGAACGACATGCTCGGCGCCGGCGGCGACGGCGGCCAGCCGATGGTGTCCTCGTTCCTGTCGCGGCGTGACCGCGAGACGCTGGACAAGTTCACGCCGATGCTCGCCGCATGAGCTGGGCTGGTGCCCTGACCGCGCTCGAGGTTTGCCTGAACGGGGCGGCCGCTTATATCAACGCGCTCGACACGGGCAAGGAACCCTTCGAGTGCAAGCGGGGCGAGCCGTTCAGCCCGCTCAAGCGGCAGGTCCGCTACTGGTACCTCGGTGACCAGGAGGCCCGCAACACCCTGACTGCTGAGAACGTGGACGAGAAGATCATGGTCCGCTGGTACTGGCCGGTCCTCAACCGGGACGACCGCTGGGTCAGCGACCTCGAGGTCCAGGTCCGCGAGGCGAACCGCGCCACCCACGCTGCCATCTATGCCGACGACCACCTCGGCGAGAACGTCACCGCCACCCGCATCGACGAGACGACGACGGCCTGGCAGCAGGTCAACGAGGCGTGGATTCGCGTCCTGTCAATCCCCATCCGTCTGGAGATGGTCGACGTCTCGGTCATCAGCAACTAGGAGAACCACATGGCCAAAGAATCCGGCATGGGCGACAACTTCTACATCGGTGGCTACAACCTGAGCACCGACGTCAGCGCCCTCGACACCATCGCCTGCCGTCGGGCGGCCTTGGACGTGACCTCCATCGACAAGTCGGCGCCCGAGCGCATCAGCGGCCTGCTCGATGGCGAGATGTCGTTCAGCACATGGTTCGACACGGCCACCGACCTGGAGCACGCCGCCCTGTCCACCCTGCCCACCACCGACCGGACGGCCATGTACTTCCACGGCAGCGTGGTCGGCAACCAGGCCGCCGCCCTCAACGGCAAGCAGATCAACTACGACTGGAACCGCGGCCAGGACGGGTCTCTGGCCGGCACCATCCAGGTGCTCGGCAACGGCTCGCCGGTGGAGTGGGGCATCGAGCTGACCAACGGCGCCGAGCTGTTCGCCAGCTCAGGCGCGGGCACCCACTTCGACCAGACCACGGCCTCGACCGCGTTCGGGGCGGTGGCCACCCTCCAGGTCTTCTCCCTGTCGGGCACCAGCGTCACCGTCGCCGTGCAGGACTCGGTGGACACCACGCCCGCCAACTTCTCGAACATCACCGGCCTGGCGTTCACCGCGGTCACGGCTGGCGCAGGACGGGGTGAGCAGCGGTTGGCGACCGGCACCACGGCCACCATCCGGCGCTGGGTCAGGGTCAACCTGACCGGCACCTTCACCAACGCGACGATCGCCGTCGCCTTCACGCGGTTCACCGCAGCCCAAAGTTAGGAGTCAGCACTCATGGCAAAAAGTTCGGGCATAACGACTACGTACTCAGTCGACGACGGCGCCGGCTCGCTTCAGAACATCAGCACCGGTGTCCTCTCGTTCGACATCAGCACCCCCCGCGGCAACGCGGACATCACTGGCCTCGACAAGAGCGCCATCGAGCGGATCCTGCTCCTGGCCGACGGTCAGGTCACGATCAACATGCAGTTCGACCCGACCGCCACGACCGGAACCCACACCGTGTTCCGCACCATGTCGTCCACCAGCCAGACGCGGACGGTGACGATCGTCGTCAACAGCACGCCGCCGGCCACGCTCACGATGGAGATGATCTGCACCGAGTACACCCTCAACCGTGGCTCGGACGGCAACCTCACCAGCACCGCCACTCTGCTGCTTCAGAACGGCACCGCACCAACCTGGTCGTAAGACCCGCACACCCACGAAGGGAGCTCCATGTTTGGGCTACACCGTTCCTGTTCGGACGACCGAGTTTGAGTTTGAGGACGGCGACCTCAAGGGCCTAGTCGTCACGCTCCGGGCTAACCCCCCGCTCGACGACTACTTCGATCTGGTCGAACTCGCCGACAAGGCGGAGAAGGCCACGGGCCTCGAGCCCGTCCGTACCCTGCTGCGCGAAGTGGCGCGGGTCGGGCTCGTCGGCTGGAACCTGGAAAACGGATCGGGCCCGGTGCCCGCCACCCCGGAGAACTTCACCAGTCACCTCCCGCCCGCTGACGGGATCCGGCTGGTCAACAAGTTCCTCTCGGAGATCGGCGGGCTGCCGGGCCCTTTAGCCACGCCATCCGCAAATGGAAAGCGGTCGGCAAAGCGCCCGGCGTCGAGCCGCCGCCCGAGCTCGTCAAGGCGCTCGTGATCGAGCGCATCGCCGCCAAGTACCACCTGCCACCGCACGAGGTGGCGCAGTACGACGCTGACTTCTACCTGCGCCACCTGACGATCATCGAAGAGGCGACCGATGGCTAAGGGTCCGCTCGAGATCACCGTGACGGGCTCTGGCTTCTTCTTCACCGGCAACCCGGTGGGCTGGGTCCACATGTCCATCTACGACATGCTTCAGGAGGTGGCCGAGGTGGGTGCCTCGGCCGCGGCCAGTCAGCTGTATCCGGGCCACGGCGTTCTGACCGGAGAACTCCAGGCGTCGATCACTCCGCAGCTGTCCATCGCCAGCAGGCGCGCCATCTTCAAGGGCCGGGCACGTGTCATCCAGGGCGCCCGCGGCTTCGAGCCGGTGCGGTACTACGGATGGAAGATCGAGAAGAAGTACAAGTACATGACCCCGGCCGCTCGGGCGGCTGAGTCTTACGCCAGCAGCCACGCCTCGACCTTCGCCTCGAACTGCGCGAGAGGGCTGGAGCGGTAATGCCAGCCCGCGTAGGCATCAGCTTCGAGGGCACCGATAAGGTCAGCCCTCAGATCAAGTCGATCCATAGTGGAATCCAGGGGCTGGCGGCCGGAGCCAAGTCGTCCATCCTGACCGGCGTCGGGCTGGGCGCTGGCATTACCGCCTTCAACCTCATGGGGCGGGCGGTCAGTGTTGCCACCGACTTCCTCAAGGATTCGATTCAGGCCGCCATCGACGACGAGGCATCGGTCGCCCGTCTGACCGCCGCCCTCCGCGCCAACGTCCCGGCGTGGGACGGCCGCACTGACTCCATCGAGCGAACGATCGCCGCCGGCCAGAAGCTCGGCTTCACCGACGACGAAACCCGTGAGTCACTCACCCTGCTGTCAGCGGCTACCAACGACGTGGCCAAGGCGCAGGAACTGCACACGACCGCGATGGACCTGGCTCGCTTCAAGGGCATCAGCCTGGCGGCCGCGAGCGAGGCGTTGGTCAAGGTCGAGTCGGGGCGGTATCGGCTGCTCGCCTCCCTCGGCATCGTGCTCCGAGAGGGCGCCACCGCCACCGAGGCATTGGCTGCCGTCCAGGCGGTGGCATCTGGTTCGGCCGAGGCGTTCGGCGATACGACGGCAGGCGCGATGCTGGCGGCGCAGATCGCCTTCGAGGAAACGGGCGAGTCGATCGGGCGCGAGTTCCTGCCGGTCATCAGCGAGTTGGCGAGGGTGACCCGCGACGACGTGGTGCCGGGCCTCAACGACCTGTTCGACGCGGTGAAGCAGGTCCCGTGGGGCGACATCGTCGACGGCGTAATGGCCGTGTTCCAGCCGACCGCGGCGATGACCGACCACCTCGAGGCCCTCGCCGCAGCCGAGCGCCAGGCGGGCGAGGAT